GCCGGAAGGGAAGACTTGCGTAGTCATGGGGTGGGTTTCCTATGGTGGAGGCGTGAGGACGGGAGAGCGGGCGGCGGCGAATGGGCGCGGCTCGCGGTGGGTGCTGCGTTTGCGAGGGTTAAGGTGTGAACGATTTTTCTCACTTGGTTGACTGGTTGACTAGTTGACCGTTCTAAGGTTGACTGGTTTACCGATGTTGATGAATCAGGTTGAGTACGCTGCGCACTGTGGGTGCTCAAAGCAGTACGTCAACAAGTTGGTTCGCTCGGGTGTAATCACGCTCACGGCTGAAAAAAAAATTGATCGCGACAAAGCCGATAGCGCATTGGCCGCGATTGCAGATCCATCGAAATCCGCAGTCATCAAGTCAAACGCTGAGCGCTACGGCAAGCCGCTGGTAAATCCGGCGGTGCAGCGTTCGCTTGCGATTGATGCAGGCGAGCGCGAGGTGCTTGCGAATCTGCCGAAGGTAGAGCCCGCGCCGCCTGAAAGATCGCCGCAGTCGGGATCGTCAACAAAAAGCTTTGCCGACGCGAAGTACGACCGCGAGCGCGCGCTTGCGGATCAAGCGCGCTTTGACTACGACGTCATGCGTGGCAAGTACGTGCTCCGTGACGTCGCCGCCCGCATGGCGTTTGAGGCCGGCCGATCATGGCGTAACCAGCTCACCGAAGTGCAAAACACGCTGCCCACCGGCATCGTCGCCATCGTCAAAGAAAAGATGCCCAATGCCGACGCTGACGCAGTGCTCGCCATTGGTCACGCCGTCACGCAAGCCATCATCGGTGCGCACCGCGGCGCGCTTGAAAACGTAGCCGAACAACTCAAGGTCCTCGCACAAAGCCTCGACTCCGAATCGAACTGATCGCCCCCTATGTTCGATCAAATGACCGCCCAGGCCATTCAAGGCCCGGCGCATCAACTCGCGGGCGAATGGCACCGCGGGCTCATGTTCCCCGCGCCGCTCACCGTCGACCAATGGGCCGACAAATATCGCTACATCGCCGCCGGCATGAGCCCAGCGCCGGGCAAGTGGTCAACGGATCGCATGCCCCACTTGCGCGAAATCATGGTTTCCATGAGTCCGTCGCACTCGTGCACCGACGTAACCTTCATGGGCTCGTCGCAGACCAGCGGCAAGACCGACACCGGCATCAACTGGCTCGGCTACATCATCGCGCATGACCCGGATTCAATCCTCATGGTCATGCCGAACCACAAGCAAATCAAGCGGTTCAGCAAGCGCCTTGATCGCAACGCCGCCTGCACGCCCGTCATGGCTACGGCCCTCAAGCCCCGAAGCCGGAAAGACAGCGACAGCACCGAGCTCAAAGACTTCGACGGCGGCATTCTCTACTTTGGTAGCGCCGAATCCCCCAGCGATCTCGCCTCGATCACAACGCGCTACGTCAATCAATCTGAAATTGACCGCTTCCCGCAAGACGTCGACGGCGAAGGCGACCCCTGCGATCTCGCTGACGCCCGAACCACCATGTTCGGCGACCGCGCCAAGCGCTACAAAGAATCCTCGCCAACGATTGAATCGCTCTCGCGAATCAACCGCGCATTCCTTCGCGGCGATCAAAGCTACCGCTACGTCCCATGCCCCCACTGTGGCGAATACCAGCGCCTAACGTGGAAAGGCGTCAAGTGGCCTCTTGACAAACCGCAGCACGCCCACTACATCTGTGAGCACACCGGCTGTGTAATCGAAGAGCACCACAAAGCGCACATGCTCAAGAATGGCGTAGCCCAATGGCGCGCCACATTCCCCGAGCGCAGCGCTCGACACCGCAGTTTCCAGATTTCCGCGCTATACAGCCACGTTGGCCTCGGCAAAACATGGGGCGACCTAGCCCAAGAATTCCTCGCCTGCAAAGGCGAAAAGAACAAACTCAAAGTATTCGTCAACACCCGGCTTGCCGAATGCTGGATTGACAACGACGAAAAGGTCGATTGGGAAGTCGTCAAAGGTAGGGCCGAACCCTACAAGCTGCGCACCGTCCCCCGGCGCTGCGGCCTCATCACCGCTGGCGTAGACGTCCAGAAAAACCGCTGGGAAATCGTCATTCTCGGATGGGATCGGCACAGCAACGCCACCGTTCTCGACTACGCCATCATCGCCGGCGACACCGCCGACCGAACCCAATGGGTCCTGCTCGAAGAATACCTAAGCCGTCCGCTCACTAGTGAGCTCGGCCCTGCGATGCGCATAGACATCGCCCTCATCGACTCCGGCTACCTACAGCACGACGTACTCGCCTTCACCCGAATGCACAAGGGCGATCGCTGGTACGGCACCAAAGGCTCCAGCTACCGCAACAAACCACTCATCACCAAGCCCCGCAAAGTCGAGCTAAAGCACGGCGACAAAGTCGACAAGCGCGGCGCCGAACAATACGAAATCGGCCTCGACACCGCGAAAGACATCGTCTACGCCAACCTTCACGCCGACAAAGACCGGCTCTTGCAAGATCGAAAGTTCCGCTTCTCCGCCGACCTTCAAGACGAATTTTTCAAAACTCTCTGCTCTGAGGTCTTCGACCCACACAAGCAGCGCTACGAAAAAATGCCCGGCCACCGCAACGAAGGGCTTGACTGCGTCGTCCTCTGCATCGCCGCCACGCAACACTCAAATATCCGCATGGATCGCATGCAAGATGCCGAATGGGATCTCCGCGATCAACTGCACGGCCTCGGCGGCAACTTATCGCTATTCGCGGGTGACTCGGCTGCACCCGAATCACCCGCGAAGCCCCCGTCGATTGGCTCCGCCCAAGACGCCGCCCTACTAGCCATGCTCACCGGCAACTACCAAACCACCAAACCCGCGATCTAACCGAACCCCCACTCAATGGCCGACTGCACCACCCTACAAGCCGATCTTGACGCGCTCGACGCCGCCATTCGTGCCCTGCACCGTGGCGAGCGTCGCGTCGAAGTGCAATACGGTGACAAAAAAGTCACCTACCAGGCCGGCAACATCAAAGCGATGACCGACGAGCGCGAATACATCCACGGCCAACTGCGCGCCAACGGCTGCGCCGGCTACACCGCATCCTCGCGAATCGCACAGCCCTCAATGGGCTCCGGCCGCTGCTAACTCAAAGAACCCATGACCGCACTCCAAACCCCATACCGTGCCGCCAACGCATGGGGCACCGGCGCGCGCATCGCCACCGCCGGATTTCTCTACGACCCTCGCGCCGTTAAAACCATAGACGCCGCCCCGCAAGCCGTCGCCACGCTCCCCACCGTCGGCGCGCTTGCATATCGTGGCGCTGGCCAAGACGAAAAAACCCTCTCCTCATGGTCCGCCCCGGTCAAAACCGCCGACGGCAACATCCTGCGCGAAAAGCGCATCATTGACGGTCGCTCGCATGACCTCATCCGCAACAACGGCTACGCCGCCGGCGCAGAACAAACCTACGACGACAACATCGTCGGCGCAAAAGGCCTGCGCCTCGCCGCAAAACCCAACTGGCGCGCACTCGGCAAAACCGAAGAGTGGGCCACCCAATTCGCCGCCGAAGCCGAAGCTCTTTACTCCAGCTTCGCCCACGACGCCCGAGAATGCGACTACTACGGCGTCAACGACATTGCCGACCAAACCAGCATCGCATTCAAAGGCGTATTTGCTGACGGCGACAGCTTCGCCCTCCCGCAATGGGACCCCAAGCCCGGCCGTATCTGGTCCACGCGACTCCAAGGCATCGAAGCCCATCGCGTGCGCAATCCTATGGGCGAGCAAGACAGCGACCGTCTCCGCGGCGGCATCGAACTAGACGCCGTCGGCCGTCCGATCGCCGTACACATCTCCACGCCCCGCCCCGGCGACAGCCCAACCGCCTACGCCTACGGCTACAGCTACAACACCGAACGCATCCCGCTTGAAACCAATTGGGGCCGCCGCCGGGTAATACAGCTCGTCAAGCGCAAGCGCTACGGCCAAAACCGCGGAATAGGGCGCCTCGCCCCCATCCTCGCCCAATTCAAGCAACTGGACATGTATCTCGACTACGAGATGAAAAACCAGATGCTCAACACCCTCATCGGCATGGTCATCGAAACCCCGGTCGAGGATCTGATCGGACTATTCGCCAACCAAGAACAAGCCATCACCGCGCTCGGCAACCGCGTCCCCCCCACCTTCAACGGTGGCGGCCAAGTCATCCAGCTCAAGCCCGGCGAAAAAATGTCGCCCTACAGCCCCAATCGGCCCGGCTCCCAGCTCGAATCGTTCGTGCTCTCGTTCACGCGTGAACTCTGCTCCGCGCTCAACATCCCCTACGAGCTTTTCACCAAAGACTTCTCCAAGAGCAGCTACGTCGGCATCCGTGCCGGCCTTGCCGAAGCCTACCGCTTCTTTTCTGGCGAACGCTACTGGCTCGCCACCGGTTGGAACCAACCGATCTACGAACTCATCATGGAAGAAGCCGTCAACGCGGGCCGCATCGACGCCCCAGGCTTCTACCAAAACCTCAAAGCCTACTGCCGCGCCGACTGGCTCGGCGCCGGCCGTGGCTACACCGACCGCGTCAAAGAAGTCACCGCAAGCGCGTTGGCCATCAAAACCCGCGTCTCCACGCTCGAAATCGAATGCGCAGAGCAGGGCCAAGACTGGCGAGAAGTCATCGACCAAATCGCCAAAGAAGAGGCCTACGCCGAAGAGAAGGGCGTCAGTCTCGACACCGACCCCGCCGTCGTCGCCGCCGCCAGTGCGCCGCAGCAAGGCTCGGACAATAACAACAACGACGACCCGCCCAACCAGCCCGCCCCGGCCAAAGACAAACAAGAGAAAGCCTAGCCCATGTCGCGATACGCCCACCTCGCCGAGCGTGCATTCGGCGCGCCGCTGTTTCTCACGCAAGACGCCGCCGGCATCGTCGCCGACTATCTTTTTTCTCGCATCAACGGCACCGCCAACGATGCCGACATCCCGGCTCAATTCCTCGCGCGCCCGATCGAGCAACAAATCGCCGGCAGCAGCAAAAAGCCATACCTCATCGACCAAGGCGTCGCCGTCGTAGGCATCAGCGGCAAGCTCCTCAATCGTGGCAGCAACATGGATGCCATCTCTGGAATCTCCAGCTACGAATACATCGTCGCCCAGCTCAAAGCCGCCGAAGCCGACCCCGCCGTCAACGGCATCATGCTTGAGATCGACAGCCCCGGCGGCGAAGTGGCCGGCGTCGACATTGTCACCCGTCAAATGTCCGCCATGCAAAAGCCCATTTGGGCCATCGGCAACAGCATGGCCGCAAGCGCCGCCTACTGGATCGGTGCGGGTGCCTCGCGCTTCGCCATGATCGAAAACGGCGTCACCGGCAGCATCGGTGCCGTCATCGTGCTGCGCGATCTCACCAAAGCAATGGACCGCGCCGGCGTTGGCGCAACCATCATTCGCTCCGGCTCGCAAAAAATGCTCGGCTCTGGCATGGAGCCCATCTCTCCGGATCTCGTAGAGCGCATGCAAGGGCTTGTCGACAAAGCCGCTAACGGCTTCATCGCCCATGTCGCCCAAGCGCGCGGCGTCTCTGAAAAAGCCATTCGAGCCCTTGAGGGCGCAACGCTTGACGCCCAAGAGGCCAAGGCCGCGCGCCTCATCGACACCATCTCCACCGTCTCTGACTTTCACCTGAGCATGGTCGCGGCCATGCGCAAGGGCACCGCCGGCAGCGCTGGCAAGAAATCCACCGCACCCGCGAACTCACCCACCCTCAAAGGAACAATCGCTATGCCATCCCCTACTAACGAAGAAATCCAACAGCAAGCCAAAGATGAGGCTATCGCCAAAGCCACTGCGGACGGCGCAAAAGCCGGCGCAACGCAAGAGCGCGCACGCATCAGCGCCATTCTCGACAGCGAAGAAGCCAAGGGCCGCACCAAGCTCGCCGCGCACATCGCCTTCAAGACCGCAATGTCCGCCGACGAAGCCAAAGCCATGCTCTCCGCGAGCGCTGTTGACAGCCCAGCCGCGTCAGCCGTTGCACCGGACGCCGCTGCAGCCGCCGCCGCAACCGCCGCCGCCCTCGGCGCATCGACCAACCTGCTCGATGCCGCGATGAGCGCCAAAGAAAACCAAAACGTCGACGTAGGTGTCGGTGCCGCCAAGCCAAGCGCCGCCGATCTCGAAACGCCCGAAGCCAAAGCCGCCGCCGTCGTCGCGCGCAACGAAGCGCGCCTCGGTAAGCCGCTGCCCGGCATCCGCTAGACCCCTCTCCACTCGCAAACGCAGCACCCACCGCGAGCCGCGCCCATTCGCCGCCGCCCGCTCTCCCGTCCTCACGCCTCCACCATAGGAAACCCACCCCATGACTACGCAAGTCTTCCCTTCCGGCTTTGCGGGCACGAGCACCGACACTTTTGTGCCGGACAACACGCTCCTCGGCTCCGAACATCCCACCCAAAACTACGACATGCCGAGCAACACCGCTGTCGTGCAATACGAGCTCGTAAAGCTCGCCGGCACCGCCCTCGTCAAGATCGCTGGCGCCCCCGCCGCGGGTGACATCGTCGGTGTTGTTGCCTACGCCGCCGACAACCTCACGGCTACCGCTGCCGCCGCGCGCACCCCAAAGGTCAGCGTCTACATCCGCGGTGAATTCAACGGCGCCAACATCACCGTTCCTTCTAGCACGGTCGACGCATGGCGCGCCGTCGCGAACGGAAGCGGCATCGTCTTCTCCACGCCGTTGGCATTCCTGAGCTAAGCGCCGCCGCGCCCACCGCTCCGAAATAACCACCGCACTCAAACCCCTACAAGGAATTTTCACCAATGGCTGATCTCTACTCCAGCGCCGAGCTGGGTGCCCTTATCCTATTCATCCAACCGCGTCCGTTCTACATGCTTGAACGCGTCTTCAATGACGACACGTTCAACCTCGAAACCGACGAACTCATCTTTGAAGACGTCTTCGACGACGTGCTCATCGCCCCGTTCGTATCGCCTGTGTCCAACGGCAAACCCGTTGTCCACTTGGGCTCCAAATCGCGCGGCTTCAAGCCCGGTTACGTCAAGCTCTCCGACCCGATCACCCTGCAGCAAATCTCGCGCCGCCGCCCAGGCCAAGCGATCAACACCCCGGTTGACCGCATGGCCAACCTCGACGACGCCCGAATCAAGCGCCTCGGCCAACACCGCCGCTCCATCCTCACGCGTATGGAACTCATGTGTTGGCAATACGCGCTTGACGGCGCGTATGACGTCAAAGGTGACGACTACCCCACCAAAAACGTCAACTTCGGTCGCGACGCTGGCAACACTGTCGTTCTCTCGGGCGCTGCGCTTTGGAGTGCACCCACCACCGCCAAGCCGCTCACCAACTGGGCCGCATGGTCGCGCATCACGCTCGACAAAGCGGGTGTCGCCGCAAACCGTCTCATAATGTCGCCCGAAGCGTTCGACTACGCCTCCAAAACTGACGAGTTCAAAGAAGAATACAAAAACTTCAAGAGCAACGGCGGCCCCATCCCCAACATCTCGCCGGCACTCGCCGCCGTCATCGACTACAAAGGTCGCTACGGCTCGTTCGAGATTGAAGTCGTCAACACCAAATACCTCGACGAATCTGGTGTCGAGCAGCGCTATCTGCCTGCCAACAAAGTGCTCTGCGTCGCCGCAGGTCCCGACGCTCTCTGTGGCGTCAAGATTTACGGCCTCATCCAGCACCTCGCGGCCGTAGAGCAGGGCGTCACTTCGGTTGACGCGTTTCACCACGAATGGGCGGTCCCGAACGGGTCGGCCATCAACATCGACACCGACAGCGCACCGCTGATCGCCGCCAAGCGCGTCAACGCCATCGTTGCCGCGACCATCTCCTAACCCGCCGAGCGGGTGACTCTCGCGGGGCGGCTGCACACGCCGCCCCGTTTTCATCTCCACACATTCACCGCAATTCGCAAGGTATACACATGCCAACTTACAAAACCGTCTGCACCGTCAACGACATCCCGCCAGGCAAACCGTTCAAACTCGCCGGCAAAGACGGCGAAAAAGAATACACGCGCCTGCTCGCGCTCGGCGCCATCGTCGAAGACGACGACGTAGCTTCGCCCAAAAAAGCAGCAGCGGCACCCACCGCCGAAGAAATCGCCGCCGCCGAAGCAAAAGCCAAGGAAGAAGCCGATGCAAAAGCCAAGGAAGAAGCCGAAGCAAAAGCCAAGCTCACGGCTTAGTAAATCATGTCATGGCAGCGCGATCAATTTTGGGCGGCATTTGCTGACGCCGGCATGCTCGCGCTCGCCACCACCGTCAATATCGGTGGCACGGTTTACCAAAACGTCCGCGTCGGCATGCGCGAGCCCGACGAACTCTTTTTAGACACCGGCACCCAGCACACCCATTACGAAGCCGAGTTTGAAACCACCGCGCTCCCCGGCCTCAATGTAGGCCACATCCTCACGGTCGACAGCGTCGACTACCGCGTCAAAAGCCCCCCGCGGCTCAAGGCGACGGGTTGGTTCAGTGTCGTCGATCTAGAACGCATCACGCGCACCTACCCCAAAACGCCGGTACCGCTCACCTAAGGCGGCTCCGCCCCCGCCCCCGCCGCCAATGCCGGCGCCAACGAATACTTCACGCGCATCGCCGCCCAGGCGCTCGGTGGCCACCGTGTTGTCCGCTCCACCGGCGCGACCAGCGTCGATTACGCCGACAACACCATCGAAGCACACGGCGACGTGCTTCTCGGCATCACCGTCACCGCCGCCAACGCTGGCGCATCGGTGCTCGTGCAAAACGAGGGCGAACTTGAATTCTCCGGTTGGTCGTGGCTCCCCGGCCAACCGATCTACCTCGGCACTGTTGCTCAAGTAACCCTCGTGCCCACCGTCTCCTCGCTGGCCAACCAAGTCGCCGACGGCGGCGTCGCCACCAACTACAACGTATACAACGCCGCCCTCGAAAACGAGCGCGCGCTCATGGCAAGGATCTAACCAGATGGCACTCTACCCCGGCGTCGACCTAAAAAGTTGGGTGCCACTGCCCGGCGTGCTGCTCGCCAACACCGGCGCGGGCACCTGCATGATCTCCAGCGAAGGGCCCGACCAATCGGTCCTCATCTTCGCCGGCGCAACCACGCAGAACTATCTCTACGACCCGCGCAACTCCGACGCCTTGCCCGTATTGCTCCCGACGTTCGCGCTCGCGGGCACGTTTGGCGCGGGCGCAACGGGCCGTTGGCACGCTGTCGGCCCGTCCGGCACTGCGCTCGCCGGCAGCTCCGATTCGCTCTTAAAAACCAACCTCTCGCTCCTCGCGGATCTGCGCCCGGTCGGTGACGAGTATTGGACCGGCTTCATCACCGGCGGCCTCGGCGCGGGCCAATGGTTTGAAATCACCGCCAACACCAACGCCGCTGG